AAAGCCCTGTGGCATTGTCACCAAACTATTTCGGTTCGTGTCACCCTCATAGCAATCACGAATTTCTGAATCAATGTCAATGTAAGACGTTGCACCGGACGCAACCGTGATTGTCTGTGTGCCAACGGTCAACGTACCACTGCCGTATACACGAATCAGCGGTAACGCATTCTGATACGTAGGATTGTAAACATTCACCGTGTCTGTTGTTTCTATCGGGTGTTCACCGTCTTTCAAATACCATTGCGGTTTGCACCAAAACTTCACAGTAAAAATTTTTGACTGATGCCCGTTGAAAATATCGGGTGTAATTTCGCCTGTGAATCTTCCTAAACGGAATCTATCGGGAAAGAACGTATCTTCAATCCGAACATAGCCTTTTAGGGATAAAAGCCAGCTTCTCAGCGTGGTGTAATTGCCCGCAAAGTTATCAAGGATGACACACGGGTATTCAATCTGAATGTTTGAATACTTGTCCCGTTCGATGATCAAGTCACCGTTTCTGCCGTCAATTTCCACTTTGTCAAAAAGCGGGTTAGGTGCGGTGTATACTGCCGCATCTGTCGGCATGCATCCAAAATCGGACAGTGCTTTGCCGTTCACAAATACATTAGCCATATACTGCGTCTAACCCCCCAATTGCGTTGTTGATCTTGTCGGCAACAATGTTTGCGAGTTCTTCAACATCCTGGCCGACAGCACCATAGGTGTTGAAAGTCATTTCGATGGTCTTTCTTTCCACGGGCTGTGTGTTGCCGTTGAACGTGAAGCCGCTTAGTGTTGTCGGAATGCCGGTCAATGCATCCTCAACTGAATCTGTGTTGCTTTCGATACCAACAGCGATGCCCGCTGGAATCCATTTGCCAATTTCATCACGGAACAGTTTTGACGGTGAACCGATGCGGAAGAAACTTCTTGCGGCGTTGAATGCGTCAGAAGCCATGCCCAAAAGGGTGTTTTTCAGCGCACCAGCGCCCCAATGCAGACCGTTGACAATGCCTTGCACAATTGCGCTGCCCAACGAACCCCAATTGAAGTTGCGCACTGCGTTGTATGCCGTGTTGGCAATGTCTCTTAGGGCGTTCGGGATAGACCGTGCAAGCCCCCTAATGCCGTTGCCAATCAGCGTGACAATCTTTGAACCCAACTGAAGCCAATTGATTGCGCTAATCACGGATATGATGGCCTGTAAGATGTTGCCCATGTTGTCCAAAATGACATAGCGGTTATCCCACAGCCCTTTTGCCAACGTGACGATAATTTCTAACGCCGCCTTGATGATCTTGGGCAGATTGTCATTGATCGTGTCGGCAATCTGAATGACAATTTGCGGAATGTATGCGATTAAATCGGGCATAGCCGTAACGATGCCCTGTGCAATGCCTTTCAGCATGGAAATGCCCGCATCAACCAAATTCCCGATGTTTTCCCGCAGACCTGTGACGAAATTCAGAATGACCGGCAGTGCCGCACTGATCATTGCGGACACATTGGATGCCATGCCCTGTGCAAGACTGTTCATTAACTCAGTGCCGTTCTGAAAAATAAGTGTTCCCATAGCACTGAATACATTTCCGACCATCGGCACAAGATTTTTAAACAGCAAATCCCTTGCGCTTGTTACTAACTGCTGAATCGGCGTGGTCAAATCCATGCCCAAGGCCATTGACGCTAAGACGTTCTGCCACGCAGACCGCACAGCCGCCGCAGACCCTGTCAGCGTTTCGGATGCTTCTTTTGCCGCAACACCGGTCAACCCTAATTCTTTCTGAATGACATGGATTGCATCATACACGTCACCCAAGTTGTTTATATCGTACTTAACGCCCGAAAGTTTAGACGCATCTTTCAACAGTCTTTCCATTTCGGATCGTGTGCCGCCATAGCCTAACTTCAGATTGTCAAGCATGGTGTAATTCTGTTTGGCAAAGCCCTGGTACGCAGTCTGTATAGACTGAATGTCTGTACCCATCTTTGCCGAGTTGTCGGCCATGTCAAGAATGGCGGTGTTTGCGGCTTCCATCGCTTTTTGCGTATCGCCGCCAAAAGCCTGTTTTAATGCCGCACCGAATGACACGGCCTGTTCGGCATAGGTGTTAGCGTCAATGCCAGCTTGCGCCGCCGCCATGGCATACTCTTTTGCGCCCTCTGCGGCATCACCGTAAAGCGTTTCAAGACCGCCAAAAGACTGCTGAAGCGCACCGCCCGCCGCCAATGCAGACTTGACCGTATCGCCGAGAACCTTGCCAATTCCCGCCGCAACTAATGCGCCTTTGATTCTGCTTGCAAGTGTTTTGCCCGCCGAATCCCCTGCGCTTGCGGCTTCAGTGTCAAACGCTTCCTGTAGCGTTCCTTTAACGCCTTTCATGGACGGTACAACATGGACATACGCCGTTGCAATCTGTGTTCCATCTGCCATAGTTTCACCGCCTTTCTATGATTTCTGCCCGTGCTTTCCAAAAGTCTTCTGCGGTGTCAAAACCGTTCGTTTTAAAGCGGTTTTTGCCATCGCCGTACAAGATTCTTTCTGCGATTGAATCGGGCTTATTTCGGCCTTTTTGGCCGTCCTTCGTGTTCTGCCAAATCAAAATAGAAAGCCTGTCAACAGCATGGGCAAGCAATAGAATTTCATTGCTCACTTTAGCCCCCGACAGTTTCATTTTTATTCGGCTGTTTTCCCTTAAACCGGCGGCAAAAAGCGCAACCCTTGTTGCGGGATGCGCCTTTATGTCATATATGTTGTATGTTTCGGCAAGATCGCACAATAATGCGGCCTTGTCAGTATGCAACATGCCGGCAAGGGTTAAGAGTTTTTTCCGTCTTCACCCATCGCCTTGAAAACGTCAGCGATTTCATTAGAAATTGCTTCAAGCGGTACACGCCCGTCTTTTCTTAGGTGGTTGTACAGACGCTTTTTCTGCTCATTGCCAAACAGTTTCGTGCAGACGATGGAAAACGAAAGCGGGTTGTCATTCATGGTGTCCGCTAATGCGTCAACCAATTCCATGTCATCCATGACCATGGAATCAATTTCGAATTCAAACCCGCTGCTTGTCTTACCCTTGATAGTCATTAGGCAGTCTTGGTGTATTCGTAAGAGCAATTGCCGTTGTCATCGGGAAGTGCTGTGACTGTCAGTTCATATCCCACCGGTTCGCCGTCCACATAGGTAATTTCGCCGATTTCGGACACCTTACCATTCGGAATGACGATGCGGGAAATTGCGCCATTGTAGACCATGTCAATTGCCCACACGGATGCTGGCAATTCTGTGCTGTTGACGGTTGTAACGATGCCCGCCGCAAGTGTGCCTGTGACATTGCCTGTGCCGTATACTGCTTTGCGTACATCCACGGACAGTGCTTCAATCAGCGTGAAAGTGAATGTCTCTTCAAAGTCTGTCTGCGTGGTCATGACAGTATCACCGCCCCATGCCTTGATTGCTTCCGAATCACGGGTGATTTCCTGTGTCATTCCGTCTTCGGAAATATAACCAAGATTGGCAAAAGCTGGGTCAAGTGCCGTTGTTGCGTCTGTTGGCAGTGTAGTGCCAATCGGTGCAAAACTTACCGCACCACCAATTTTCGGCTTGCCAGCAGTGACATTAGTTGTGCTTGCCATATTTTACCCCTTTCAATAATGCGTCATATCAAACACCGCTTGATAGCGGTATTTTTTTACGCTTGTATCTGTGAAGTTATAGTCAGAATTTAACTGAATGCGGGTGATTTCATTCAGCGTGATTATGTCGAACATGGCCTGTTTTACATCCTCATTCAAGGTGGCGGCTTCATACAGGCTGTCCGCATATGACTGAATGGCAAAAGTGGCGGTGTACAGATAATTACTGCGCCCGCCGCCCGTCTTTTCAATCAGTATGAATCTTTCGGGCATCGTTTCGGGAATTTCCATGACTACAGGAACATTCGGAAACTGTGCCGTCAAATAGTCATACACAATCTTTTCAATCATTTGTGTAATGCCTTTAACAGCGTATTGTTTTTGCTGTTGTCACGTCTTGCCGTGTACGTTGCCGCTATGACTTCACCAATGTACCGTCTTCGGCCTGGCCTGTTCGCCGTTTCGTAACCGTCACCGCATCGGCTCTGTACCGTGTCTGTGATTTCGTCAACCACAGCCCCAATTTCAGAACCCTTTAAAAGCGACTGAATACCGGCATTGTTCAGTTTGATGCGCACACTATTCATAGCGTTCACACTTGACCTTTTTGTGCCAGCTCAATGGGATGTTTGCTTCTATGCCCTGTTCGGGGATTCCAAATGTTCTGAAGCGATGGCCGAAAAACTCAACTATTTGGTTTTCCCAATCATCTTCATTGCCTTTCGGAATGCCCAAGGTGTAAGCAATCATACGGCCTGTCAGATTCAGTTCATTGGTGCGTTCTTCCGCTGTGGGCTGTCCAACCAAAACATTGTCAACGGTTTTCGCTTCCCATGTATAGACAGGATTCCCGAACCCGTCAACGCCGTTTTCGGTCTTGTTCCACAGCGTAATTGGAATGCCTTGAATCATTTATTGTTAGGATCGTAAAAGTCAATAATGCCGATTCTAGGCCGCTTCAGTCCTAACCGCTTAAGGTCAGACGGCATAATGGCGTTGCCAATGCCGCCGCCTGGTATGGCGTATGTCCCCGACCATGAATAACCAAGCCCCGCTTGGCTTTCCTGTGACATTGCTTCGCCTGTGGTGGACTGCCGCAGAATGCGCCCAATAATCGACACAGTGACTTCTTTTGCCACGTTCGCAAGAATCGGTGTTGCTGTGATCATTTCGTCTAAATCACGATTGACCGTCATGGCTCTGTACCGTAATTCATCCGAGATAATCGGAAGCAACGCTGTCACCCTTTCCGATTCTTCAGCGTTCAAACTTCTGAATAAAACTTCAACGTCTTCCAGTGTTGCAAATGGTTCTGCCATTTGTAATCACCTCATTTCTTTGGTGTTCTTTTGCGCTTCGGTTTTTCCGCTGTCTTTGCCGGTTCAGCAGAAACAGGGGGATTGGTTATTTCTTCCCAATCCCCTTTTACTTCCGATTCAACGCAGACAACAACACCTGTTTTAGTGTTGCGGTATGTCCGC